GGTCAGGTGCGGCTGTTCCATAGTGAGAGACAACTACTAACCGTCCAGTTGCTATCTTCGAAGCGACAATTTGCACAGTCAGCTCCAGAGATCCTTTCCAGTAACGGAAGGGTAGGACAGTATACTCGAGAAGAGTAGGGTTGTAGGAACTCCCAACAGGGGTAGTCAGAGCACCGGGACACGGAGACAAGGGGGCACGGTAGAGAATTTCGCCAGTGGGTTGACCAACAGTCCAATTAACCACTCCAAGATAGGAGGGTTTGGACCGGAGGACCATGAGCGACATTTCGTCCACAGGAGTGCCAGCGTAGTCAGCTTCGTATTCGATGACCTTGTTTGGATAAGCATCCAGAACTTGCGCGGAATTGATATTCTCGATGTTGGCAAAGTCAGGGAGCCCTTGACGAACGTACTTCGGCGGGTTAACGCCAACGTTCGGATAGTCAAAGAGCTCAGTGATTTCACCACCGAGTTTAATACCTTCTCCGGCATAGTCGATTGAACGCTTCAAAACCTTGGAGACATTGGAAAAGGAGCTATAAGCCCCACCCTGGGATTCTACTTTGCCCTCTGGAGGGAGAGCAAGAGATTCCTCAGGAGGAATGTCAGACCGAGGAGTCAAACGTGGAACACGAAACAGAAAACTGAAACGCATGTTGTCGTCAGCAGCGGCAAAGAGCCGGACTGCTTGATTGGTCTCAGAATTGAAACAAATGCGACCGGCATTCTCAGTTACCATGTAAGCTTCAGCGCGATTCAAAGGAATGCGGAGCTGCTTGTACAAAGAGTAAAAGGGAGCCTGGATGTCAGCATAATGAACATTCTGTACAGTACTAACCTGTGGTTTCATCGCAGTAACGGTTGCACCGTTCTGGCTTTCGAAGAATCGCACTACCGAGTTGTTAGACCCGTTAGGAAAGTACTGGACATCGCAGTCTGCTTGGGTGACTATCTTGTATCGAAAGCCGCCCTTGTAGAAGCGAAAAAGTTTACTCCACCAAAACAAGTTACCACAAGAGTATGAGGTAAAGAGGGTAGAGAACTGAGCGCCTTGAGTGAAGGCGATAGCGCAAGGAAACTCGAAGTTACCAGAAGGGCCAGGGCGAACCAATCCAAAAGGACTAGTACGCTTAAGCAACTCTGAAACAGAAGAGTAGCGAGCGCGGACAGTAGGCCCACCCGTTTCCGGGGGACCAGCCATCGTGGTTGAAATGGGGACTTCCAAGTCGACCTTGACATCCTCTGACACCATAGAACCCGATTGGGGCTCGATATAGTCGAGGTAGTCGATAGGCACAACCTGAGAAGGAGTAGGATTCAGAACCTGAAAACTACTGTCCTCAAAACGACCCGCGATAGCGAGGGAGGCAACGCGTCCTTCAGCTGAAGTAGCCGATGACACGCGCATCTCGTTGAAAACTGTGACCAACAACGTACCAAGAGTGTTCTCATTGGTAGGTCCGAGTGAATACTCTAGACGATTCTTCTGTGAAACAAAAGGAATCTTGAAGGAGACGTTTTCGGTCTGGCCAGCAGTGAGAAACACATGCGGGCAGACACAACGAGAAACAGGATTGACATTAACAATCTCTCTGGCTTCGGAAGGTAGAAGCCCAGGGACAAAGTAAACTTGTAGCATACCGGCTTGGAACATTTGGGACTGCATTTGCAGTTCGACCACTGATGTACCATGCCAATAGACAAAGCTTTTCCACGGATAGGAGGCTAGATCGGAACCGATCAACCCCCAAG